CAGACAGCAAAGGAAAGATACATAAGGAGAGCAGTGATGCCGCCCGCTATAGGGCACTGGGCAACAGCATTGCATTACCCTCTTGGGTGTGGGTCCTGGCCCGGCTGAGTCTGTGTGCTGCCACAGAGCCTACGATGGCCTCCCTCTTTGACGGCATCGGCGGCTTTCCGCTTATTTGGGAATGGCTCAACGGCAAAGGCACTTGTCTGTGGGCAAGTGAGATTGAGGAATTTCCCATCGCAGTTACAAAACAACATTTTTCAGAGGAGGACATCACAGATGAAAATTATAGCCCCCAGTTTTGAAATTCTTACGCCCGTGGATGGCCCTGCCATCATCCAGCACATTGAGCGCTGTGGCCGGGTGTGCTACAAGTCAGAGGACAAAACCACCGACACCTCCGCGGCCACTTTCGTTGGCAACATCATCAAGCGTGGCCATGAGGCCGTGCTGGAGCATGACAGCATCACAGTCAAGTTTATTGTGGACCGGGGCGTGTCCCATGAAATTGTCCGCCACCGGCTGGCCTCCTACTGCCAGGAGAGCACCCGCTACTGCAACTATTCCAAGGATGGCTTTAATCATGAGATCACTGTCATCAAGCCCTGTTACCTACAAAGTTTTCCAGAACAATCCTATGGATACCAGGTATGGCGTAGAACCTGCCAGGCCGCAGAGGATGCCTATTTTGACTTGCTGGAATGGGGCTGTACCCCGCAGGAGGCCCGTGCCGTCCTGCCCAACAGCCTCAAGACTGAGGTGGTAATGACGGCCAACCTCAGAGAGTGGCGGCACTTCTTTAAGCTGAGAGCGGCACCAGCTGCACATCCGCAAATGCGCGAGGTAGCTGCCCCGTTGCTAAAAGAGATGCAGGATCTGGTGCCTGTCGTATTCGATGATTTGGAGGGGTGCCTGTGACAAGATCTGAAATTTTGGAAGCTGCCCATACGTGCATCAGCGGGAATCGTGCATTTGACTATGGGACGCCGGAGAACAACTTTGAAACCATAGGGCTGCTCTGGGGAACCTATTTAAGAGCAGCATATCCAAAGATCAATCTGGCCATCAATGGCATAAGTGCCAAGGATGTGGCCCTTATGATGGCGCTACTTAAAGTAGCGCGTGCCGCCACCGGTTCTAACCCGGACAGCTATGTAGACCTTGCTGGCTATGCCGCTTGTGCTGGAGAGCTTGCGGCAGACTAAGCATCTCACGAAGGAGAGGGAGATATCTATGAAAAAGCGAAAAAAGCAGAATTGGGAAAAGCCCCGGATGTGTGATCCTGGGATGTGCGGTAAATGCCGTTATATCGGAGACGGTGATTTTATTTGTACCGTGGATCCCAGTAAGCCTGTAATCGTGGTGGAGAGCTGGCAGCCCAATGAGAACACCGGGTACTGCCGCAGTCTCCACCGCAAAAGGTGAACCGGGCAGAGCGGCGCAGGGCCGCTAAGGCGGGCCACCCTGTAAAATCTGAGCCCACCATCAACATTAAGCTTTCCGACCTGGGCAAAATGACCCCCACCCAGCAAACTGCCATGATGCATGAAATAAACCAACAGTGCTTAGAAGCGGATGAGCGGCTTTCACTTGACCTGGACACTGTGGTCCTCTGGACCTTGTACCGCCGCTACGGGTGGGGCCCCAAGCGTCTTCATAGTTTCTATCTGGAGGTAGCCGCAGAGCATAGGCGTATGAGGGAGTACTACCAGATGGACAGCGTTTACCCGGAGCGCTACAAACTCATGGAAAAGGGTATTGATATTCAAGCCTGGCGAAAAGAAATCACATAGGAGGCATACCCATGCAGAACAATCCGACAAAAAACGCTGAGGGCTACCAGGATCCCACCGCATACCATGCCCTCAAGCCAATTATACACGATGAGGCCGCCTTGGAGGGCAAGGTCAATTTTCTCATCAAAATCCTCAAGTTTATCATCACAGAGAGCGGCTTTGAGCTGCTGGCCCGCATTGAGCTTCGAGACAAAAAGACTGGGAGGTGTTTCAGATGACCCCGGACAACTTTAGCATTGTGGGCAAGATTGGCCTCCCTGCAACGCTGGAGCAGCTTGCCGAGGAATGTGCCGAATTGTCCCAGGCAGCACTCAAACTGGCCCGGCTGCACCGTGGAGAAAACCCCACACCCGTTACTGAGCAGGAGGCAGCAAAGCTCCGGCGATGGGGACAGCGTCTGAAAATACTGACATAAAGAGGGTGGTATCCATGCAATTTGACCGCAAGATCACAATATCCGCTGGCAACAACCGGCGGGCAATGAACTGGACCGCCCAAACCATGCTCATTTCAGAGCTGTGGGCACGGCTCCAGACCCCGGCCAGAGGCACGGAGCTCCTGGCAGAATACATGAACATGAAGAAGGCCCAGCAGGATGACCTTAAGGATGTGGGCGGCTTTATGGCTGGTACCCTGTCTGGCCCCCGGCGCAAAGCCAACAACGTGACCGGACGTGACATCATCACCCTGGACCTGGACAACATTCCCGCAGGAGGCACGGACGATGTGCTCCGCCGTGTGGAGGGCTTGGGCTGTGGCTATTGTGTGTATAGCACCCGCAAGCACAGCCCGGCAGCTCCCCGGCTGCGGGTCCTCCTGCCCCTGGACCGCACCGTATCAGCAGACGAATATGAGCCCCTGGCCCGCAAGATGGCCGAACTCATAGGCCTGGAGCTCATGGACCCCACCACCTTTGAGGTATCGCGGCTCATGTACTGGCCATCCTGCTGCTCTGACAGCCAATACATATACACCTGGCAGGACAAGCCCCTCATCTCCGCCAATGGCCTCCTTGCCAAGTATGCGGACTGGCGGGACTGCTCCCTGTGGCCCCAGGTGCCGGGCGCTCTGAGCCTCCCCAAACTGGCAGTCAAGCAGGGTGACCCGGAGAGCAAGACCGGCGTGGTGGGCGCTTTCTGCCGCACCTATGACATCTACCGCGCTATGGATGAGCTCATCCCTGGAATGTATGAGGCCGTGGAGAATATGCCCGGCAGATACACCTACCTGGGTGGCTCCACCACCGGCGGTGCTGTCATCTACGACAGCGGCAAATTTCTTTACAGCCACCACGCCACTGACCCGTGCAGTGGCCGCCTGGTCAATGCCTTTGATCTGGTCCGCCTCCATCGCTTTGGTGACACAGACGGTGATGCCCAACCAGGTACGCCAACCAACCGGCTCCCCTCCTACAAGGCCATGTGTGAGCTGGCCGTGCAGGATCCCGATGTGGCCGCTCTGATGAGCCAGGAGCGATACCAGGAGGCTGTCAAAGACTTTGAAGGTGTACAGCCGGACAATCAGGAGGATCCAGCCAACTGGATGAGCAAGCTGGCTGTAAACACCCAGACTGGGCTCCCCAAGGCCACCATTGATAATGTGTGGATAATTCTTGAGCATGACCCTCTACTCAAGGATAAGTTTGCCCTCAACCAGTTTGCTGGCCGTGGTGAGGTCCTGGGAGCGCTCCCCTGGGATAGCCGGACCCAGCGCCGCCTCTGGGATGACAACGATAACCAGGGACTCTACTGGTATATGGAGCGCTATCACCATATCACCGGAAACGGCAAAATAGATGGTGCCCTCTCCCTGCACTCTACCGCCCACGCCTTTAATGAGGTGCAGGACTACCTCCGGGGCCTCAAGTGGGACGGGGTGCCCCGGCTGGACACTCTCTTTGTTGACTACCTGGGTGCCGTGGATACCCCGTACACCCGCGCGGTGACCCGTAAGGCTTTCACCGCTGCTGTGACCCGTGCGATGGTGCCCGGCAGCAAGTATGACAATATGCTCATCTTGTCCGGCCCCCAGGGCATAGGCAAGAGCACCCTGCTGGATAAGATGAGTAAGGGATGGTTTAACGACAGTATCCGCACCTTTGAGGGCAAGGAAGCCAGTGAGCTGCTGCAAGGGGTATGGCTGGTGGAGATCAGTGAGCTTGACGCTTTCCGCCGCACCGATGTGGCCCGCATCAAGCAGTTTCTTTCCCTACGCACGGACCGCTTTAGGGCCGCCTATGGCCGTCATGTCAAGGAGCTGCCCCGGTGCTGCGTGTTCTTTGGTACCACCAACACTACGGACTATCTCCAGGACAAGACTGGCAACCGCCGCTTTTGGCCAGTTGACACCGGCGTGGATCCCACGAAAAAGAGTGTGTGGACAGACTTGCCGGGAGAGGTTGACCAGATCTGGGCTGAGGCCGTGGTCCGCTGGCAACTGGGTGAGCCCCTTTTCCTCAAAGGTGACCTGGAGGAGGCCGCTAAGGCCAAGCAGGAGGAGCACCGGGAAGTCAGCACCCGTGAGGGCATCATCATGGACTTTCTGAGCCGCCAGGTACCAGAGGACTGGAAAGCCTGGTCCCTGGACCGGCGCAAAATATTCTGGGGTGGCGGTGTGCAGGGCAACATTAAGCTGGTAGACCGTGACCAGGTATGTGCTTTGGAGGTGTGGTGTGAGGCCTTTGGCGGCAGCCAGAAAGAGGTCCGCTACACCGATACCGCGGAGATCAATGCCGTTATTGAGGCCAGTGGTGAATGGGAAAAGGCCACAAAAACTTTGCGCTGTGGGTATTGCGGAGTACAACGCGGATTCAAAAAAAAGCTGTAACATTGCCTGTAACATTGCCTGTAACATTCAAAAAATGGCTGTAACATGTTACAGGCAATGTTACACAGAATGTTACACCCAATGTTACACCTGAAACCATTGAAAACACTAGCTTTTTTCGTATTTGTAACATTGTAACATTTATTTTCTATTAAATATAAAAACAGAGGATTTAGAGAGAACAGAGAAAATAAAAACTCTCTAATCCGCCTGTGTGCGCGTATATACGCGCGCGAGGTTACAATGTTACAATCAAGAGATAGGAGGCCTTGAGCATGAAAGAAAGTTATATTGAGCGGTACCTGACCCGTCAAGTGCAGGAGCACGGCGGCCTCTGCTACAAGTGGGTATCACCCGGAAATATTGGGGTGCCTGACCGCATCATCCAGCTACCCACTGGCAAGACCATCTTTGTGGAGCTGAAAACGGATGTGGGGCGACTAGCCAAGATACAGGCCTGGCAAAGGAGCGAATTGCAGAAACGGGGGGCGGATGTCCGTGTCCTGTATGGGATGGACGCTGTGAAAGACTTCATCCGGGAGGTTTTCGGGGATGCAGTACATACCTCATGAGTACCAGACCTATTGCATCCAGCGGGTGGTGGAGGACCCGGCCATAGGGCTGTTTCTCCGGCCCGGACTGGGCAAAACGGTCATCACCCTCACGGCGGTCAATATTCTCAAGTATTACCGCTGGCAGGTGGCCAAGGTCCTGGTGGTGGCCCCCAAGAAAGTGGCGGAGGCCACCTGGAGCAAAGAGGCGGCCAAGTGGGAGCACCTGCAACACCTCCGCATCTCCACGGTGCTGGGCAGCGCCGCCAAGCGCATCAAGGCCCTCAACACCCCGGCAGATGTCTACATCATCAACCGGGAAAATGTGGAGTGGCTGGTGGACTACTACAAACAGGCGTGGCCCTTTGATATGGTGGTGCTGGATGAAAGCACCAGCTTTAAGAACTCCCAAAGCAAGCGCTTTAAGGCCATGAAACGCGTCCGCCGGTTTGTCAAAAAGATGGTGCTGCTGACTGGCACACCATCCTCCAAGGGCCTCATTGACCTGTGGGCCCAGGTGTACCTCCTGGACGGTGGTGCACGTCTGGGGCCGACCCTGAGCGCCTACCGGGAGCGATACTTCGACCCGGACCAGCGGAGCCGGACCCAGATTTTCAGCTACAAAGCCAAAGATGGAGCGGAGAGCGCCGTGCTGGCCGCCATCGCTGACATCTGCATTTCTATGAAAGCGGAGGACTACTTGCAACTGCCCCAGTGCATTGAGCATGAGATCCCCGTCATGCTAGATGCCAAAGCAGCCAGGGACTATAAGCAGTTTGAGCGTGACCTGCTGCTGGAGGTGGACGAGGATGTCATCACAGCGGGCACCGCCGGTGTACTGGTGGGCAAGCTGCTGCAATACTGCAACGGTGCTGTCTACGGCACCCAGGGCCAGGTGGTGC